TATAGAAGCCTTTTCACCTGGAAGGAGGGAGTCTTGTTTTTGGGATTCTATATAAGCTTTAGCTAAGGATCCATACTGAGAAGGTAAACTTAAAGCTCTAATAAGGTAATCTTCTTGGGTTACACTTCTTAATTGGGAAGCATAGCTAGCTAAGGAATTCACCCTTAAATCTTGAACTGAATCTCCATCACCCCCTCCTGTAGCAGAATTAGGATTGTTTACAGCTAGGGAATCAAAAGTAGTTTGAGCCAAAGTAGGATCTAAGTTGTCTGTGGTAAATAATACATTAGATGTAGTATTAATAGTATTTAAAGTATTAGCAGGAATATTAGACCCAACCCCTCCCCCAGTTAAGTATCTTATAGTTAAAGTAGTATTAGAAGGAGCAACTCCATATGTTTTTGTAAACATAAAGTTTGAAGGAGAATAAGCTGTAGTAAGTTTATCTTGAGTATAAGGTAAACCCACTCCTACATTATTAGGATTTGGGATAATTTGCTCATCATAATCATTTACACTACCTGCACCAAATTGTATTTGTAACGTAGCAGAACCACTATTTAAATTATTACTGCTAAGAAATCTAGTTGTAAATCTTCTAGGTACTTTTTTTAACCTTAAAAGATTATCTACTTCTGAGGCATCATTTTGGGTATTAGGATCATTAGGAAAAGGATTAGTATTTTTTATAGTTTCAAATACTGTTTCTTGAGCTAAATAATCCACCTCAGTCCATTCATTTCCATCACTATCTGTAACATCCAAAATTCCTAAGGGGCGCTGTAATAGGAAGTCATAAGTAGCAAACCTTTCGGGTTCACCTACAGTAATTGTAGTTGTATTAATAGTAGCTGATATAGCTTTTGTGGTCTTCTTCAGCAAGAATGAGATAGGTTGATCACCTGAAATTTCATATACTGATATTACAGTAGGGTCTAAAGAGCTAGATTCACTAAAGTCTACTCTATTTTGAATTATAAAGTTACTCCCCCCTCCCCCAGATAATTCTGTATTTTCATTTATAACCAAAGCATATCTAAAATCAGGAACATTTTGACCTAAAACTGCATTGTAAACTGCAGGTACTGTTTGAAAAAATTCTACATCTGTAGAAGCAGCACTAGTTACTGAGGGCTTATACCCCATAGTGTAGGCTAAATCGTATAAATTATTTACTTGTTTAGCATACTGGATGAAATTTTCTTGAATTTGATTATCAGTATAAAAAGATAACACATCACCCACATAGGATGCCATTTCAATAAACATAGTACCGGGAGAAGTGGCACTAAAATCTGTAACTGTATTAGGAAAATAAGTTTTAGCAAATTCAATAAGATTAGCTCTGAAGTCAGAAAAATCCCTATTAATGTATTTAATATTTCTATTAACCCCGTTATTATCAGTTATTAAATTGTATGGCATTATAATGGTACGTTAAATTCTATAAATTCATTTAAACTAGAAAACACCGAATAAAATATTTGAGCAGTCATATTATGATATTCGGGATCAGATGTAACTGTAACTTTTTTTAATTTAACCATAGGAAATATTAAAGCTATATCATCTTCAATATTTTTTTTCAAAATTTCAGTAGTATTAGGATCATTAGGTTCGAAAACATATTCCGTTATATTACTGCCTAAATTAGGATTAAAAACCCTCTCACCTTTACTTGTAAGAAAATAATTAATCATATTATACTTAATCTGCTCAGCTGTAGTATAGTTAATCCTAAAAACAGAATCAGAACCTGAGATAGCATTGGAACCTGATATAGTGGGTGATTGAAAAGGAACGGCCAAACCAATTCCTACTACAGGATCCTGATCAAACGCTGGTATATTTCCTATTTCTATTGCCATTTGTTATTTTTTTAATAAACCCATAATTTGGTCCATCCCTAATTCACCTTTGGGTAAATCCCCCCCAGGCATAGCTCCTTGTGGGTTAAATCTTTGAATATCCTGACTAGTAAATTGAGCAGCAGTTTCCCCTAAAATGTTAGCATATTTTGTTCTTCTATCTTCACTAACAGGAATTGAAACTTTAGGGAGGGTTTCATTTACAGGTTGATAAGTATTAATTTGTTTTGGAGTTTTTACAGCTTCCAATAAAACTTCTTTTAATTCTTCCTGGATGGCTTCTTTTACTGCCTCTTTAATTAATAATTTAAATGCTTGTGATTTCATTGTTTATAAATATTATATCTATTACCCTTTTAAATTCTGGGTGTCAATTATAAATTTTAATTCGTTTATTAACACATTTGGATCAGATGCAAAGGATTCATCACTTGTTAAGACTATTAGTCCTGCTGAATTACGTGCCTGAGCAAATCTTTTAGGATAAGGGGTTTCATTTAATTTAGCATACTTTATTTCGAATGTAAAACCCTTATATGTGGTATTTGATAAATTTTCTAAAGTTTCATTACTTGATAAGTTTAATTCATCATTTATTATTTCGTATGAAATCCCAAGTTCTTTAGCACACTTTTCTATTAGTGTGTCTAAAATCTTGATTTGACTACCCACAACATTTAAAACTCTAAGAACAAAATTATATAATACCTCAAATCCTTCTCCTATAGTATTATACTTTCTAACTAAATCTTTTAAATCACTTAACACATCTCCCGCTATGATAATGTTCCCCGCTGTTACACCCGGTAAAGCTGTAGGGAGAGGTAAAAGTTTTATAAGACTTATTATGGGAGGGATTGGGGTTGTAATATTATCTATTATTTGGCTTGTTCTATTTACACTTACTGCTTGGTTTTGTAACTGATTGACTCCACTTGCTAAAGCATTTCTTTTATTTATTATATTTAATAAAACTTCTTTAGTAGGACATCCTGTTTTAGGAAATTGCTTTTGTAATCCTTTTATTTGAGTAAGCAAACGTTCTTGAGTTTGAGTAGTTTGCTTAGCAAATATTTGTAATAATTTAGAAGAAGCCATTACAATGTTTTATTATTAGGAGATTTTAAGGATTCTAATTTAGCTAAAGCTGTAGTTAAATTTTGTAATGTAGAAGCTGCTTCTATATTAAGTGGAGCAAAAGGAGTACCTGGGGGGAGACTAGTTAAAACTGAAAGTTGAGTAATTGTAGATTGGAGAGAGGTTAATACATCTCTTAATAAATCTACTGTTTTATCTCCTAATAAAAGAGGCTCAGTAGCATTTTTACTCCCTAATAAAACTTTAGGAGAATTTATAATAACCTCATTTGCACTATCAATATTAACTGAATTTTGAGAATTTAAATTTATAGATTTAGCTGAACTTAATAAAATGCTATCAGAATTTGCATTTAATACTAATCTCCCCGAATTAATTAAAATTTGATTAGAGGAATAATCCTTAATGGTTTCAGGAGCAGTATTATATGAATTATAATTAAAAATATTAGGTTCTAAATTAACTTGTTGAGTTGAAGTTAAATAAATAGAAGCTTTATCTTCATTTATACTTTCTTCAATTGTAGTCCAACCTTCGTTAGTAATTTCACCTTGCCCATTTCTAATTTTAGTAATAGGATCTTTACCTTCACTACTTCCAAATCGTAGAGATTGACCAAACCTTCCTTCTATAATATGATCTCCTTCAAAAGGTTGAAGGGGATTTATATTGAGTTGTTCTATAAAAGTATCCCCCAAAACAATTTCAGTTCCCCCATCAGTTACTTTTCTTACACTTCCTGCTGATGTTTGCTCATAATCTTTTTGTTGGGAAGGAGCTAACTCTGAATTCCCTGGGATAGCATTATGGTGCTGGCTTCCCCAAATGTTAGTAGGAGGTAAATAATATAAACGGGAAGAATCAGTATTAAATTCTAATCCTGTAGAAGGTAAAGATAAAACTGTTACAATTTCATTTATTAGGGGGTAATGTTTTATATTAGGAAATAAGGGATAAACAGGAATTACGGCTTTATTAGTAGTAGGTTGATTAACACTCTCAATTAATATCACACCTATAGAAGCCCATTCACCATAATTATTAAATTCGGGGTGAGATTTGTCTAAAATAATATCCTTTACTCTACTAGAAAAAATTTCTCTAGTTATAGGAGTAGAAGGAGTATCAAATCTATTTAATACCCCCTGAGAAAGTCCTGATATGCCATATTCTAAGTTAGGCATTACTTTTTATCGTCCTTGAATTTTTTTACTTCATTCAATAACTGTTGCTTTTCATCCTCTGTCATACCAAAACTACCATCATCTGTTGTTTCACTTTGAACAGCACGTTGAATAATAGTAGCCATTTTGATGAGTTGCTCATCATTTTTAACAGAAATTTCCAAATATTCTTTTAAAAGTGGTACAACCAAAGTAGCATCCCCAATATCTTGAATCAAAGGCTTTAATTCAGATATT